CTGCTCCTCGATGCTCGCCGACTGCTCGTCGGAGTCGGGGGTCACGGCCCGCAGCTCCTCGATCTGGGCGGTCAGGGTGGCGGCTTCGTCCTGGAGGCGGCGGCGCTTGAGCGACATTCGTGTGGTCCTTGTGTTCGTGTGTTCGATCAACAACACACGCCAACGTAGGAGCCGCACACTCGCCGCTGAAGTTGTCCCGTACTACGGCAGAACATTCGCGGAGCCGGGCTCCATGCTCGCGCGGGCCGCGGCCACGGCGGCGGCCGCCCTCGGGGCCTCGTCTCGCGACGCGACATCGCCGGCCGACAGCCAGACGAGGAACGCCAGGATCCACGACCAGAGCGCGGCCATCACCACCCCCTCGCGTGTTCGAGCTGCTGGTAGCCGTCCTCGCCGACCTGGGCTCGGACCAGGTGCTGCGGCTGGGCCGGCGGCGGGTCGGCCACGATCGCGATCCACAGGAGGCTTTTTGCCGCGCGGGCGATCCAGCGGAGAACCGGACGGTCCGGGGCCGGCGGGGCGAACGGCCCGGGGAGCGGAACGGCGCCGGTGGAGTTCCACCAGCCGACCGCCAGGCACAGGGCGCACACGAGCACGAGGTTCCGCTTCGAGATCTCGATCACTTCTCACCCCCTTCGTCGAGCCAGTCTCCGTGATGCAGGTCACGCCACGCGAACCCGTGGACGCCGCCGATCACGAACGAGTCGCCCTGGGCCAGGATCGCGGAGGCGTCCTGTGGGCTGATCCAGAACGAGCCGTCCGGCTGATCGGCCGGCCACTTCGGGCCGCCCACCCAGCGGTCGCCCCACGAGTTCAACACCAGGACTCCGTCCCGCTTGCCTTCGTTCTTCGCGTAGCGGACGGACACGATGACCATGCAGTGAGCCCACGACCCACCGCGCCGCAGGAAGCCGTCGGCGTCCCTGGTGGTGCTCGACGCGAAGCCCACGTTCGAGCAGATCGGCACACAGAAGCCGGCCTCCAGGGCGGCACAGAGGCCCTCGTACGTCTCGCAGAGGGCGACCGCCTTGGCCGTGTGTTCGTTCGCCCGCTTCGCCAGGTCCGGAGGGACGCCGTACGCTCCCCACTCCTTCGACCTCGGGATCGAGTAAGTGGAGAGATCCGTCTCGCCGTACTTCTCCCGGTACAGGATCCCGCCGTGGCCGTTCTTCAAGCCGGCCACCCAGCGGGCCGCGGCGGCCCCGTAGGATCCGTCGCTCCAGCCGGCGAACGTCACAGGCGGGAGTCGGCCGGCCGTGCGGGATCCCCCGTATATGGGCTCGGTGGCGACCAGACGCGGAGCGTCGGCGGTCGCACCCGTGGCCCAGTCCACCGCCTGGCCGATGTACGATCCCATCGCCCAGCCGAACGACACACACGATCCGTGCGAGCCCTGGTTCCACGGACCGAACGGCGTGCCGTAGACGGCCCGGTGTGCCCGGTCCGCGTAGCGGTACAGGAACGTGTCCTTCCCCTGCGCCTTCGCCAGGCACTCGGCTCCGGCACTGCGCCAGAGCGGGTCGTCGAGCTCCCCGAGGAACTCCCGGACGCCTGCCGGGTTCGCGTTGTAGCCGTAGTTGCCGGCGACGAGCGGGCCGGTCGGCCTTGTGGAGTGTGTCCACGCCAGGCCCGCCAGGGCCACGAGCAGCACGACAACGAAGAACCGGAACGCCTTAGCGTGTGACATCGGCGGCGGCCCTCGCGATGTCGCGGAACGCCGTGATCCACCGCGCCCGCTGCTCTGGTGAGATCGGCCCGCCGGACTTGCCGACGGCCTGTTCGAGGTAGGCCGCGATCGCGTCGCGGGCCGCCGGCTGGCGGGCGCCGATCGAGATCCCGCGGCACCGCAGCTCGCGGGCGCGGTCCCGGAGCGTGTCGATCGAGACTCCTGTCCGGAACATGGGCTCGGGCTGGAGCCCGTCCCACTCGATCTCGGCCGCCAGTTCCTCGGTCAGGGCCGCGATCGTGTTCGCATCTTCGGCGGCAGACGGCCCACGGAACAGGCCTCGCAGCACGAGCGGCCCGGCGTCGGGGGCCGGCGTCGGGGAGGCGTCCCGCTGCGAGCCGGACCAGGAGAGCAGGGCGGCCACCAGCAGGGCGACGGCCAGGGCCTGCCGGGGGCCGACCTTCGGAGCGTGCTTCGCCATCAGCTCGCGGATCTGGACGAGCACGTCGGGGCCGGCGAACGCGAACGCCGCCCCCAGGATCAGCGCGGCCGTGATCATGCGGCGGCCCTCAGTAGCGGGAGGAGCTGCTCGATCGCCCCGGACGCGAGCGACAGCACGAGCGACCGGACGGCCGGGCGGGCCGCCAGCCATAGCGGCAGGAGCATCGTCGGGACCGCGTAGTCGGCCACGGAGTCGAACAGGGCGGCGACCGCCTCCAGGACGATCTCCTTCTTCGCCGGGCCGGGCAGATCAAGGAGTTCGGCGCCTGTGATCGCCAGCCGCAGCAGGCCCACCAGCAGGTCGCCGAACTCGATCCATGTGAGCCCGTCGGACGACACGAGCTTCGCGGTCGTGATGTAGGCCTTCACGGCCTGGGCGATGTCCGTGTAGGCCGAGCCGGCCCTGATCGGTGCCTCGGAGATGCTCATCGTTTCCTCCTCCACACGAGACCGGCTGGGACTTCACGCGACCGCCGTGCCCGGCAGGCCGGGCACACGAGGTACTGGAGCTGCACGTCGGCCGAGGCCTGCTTCGAGGTCGCGACCCGCATCCGCTCGCCGCACTTCGTGCAGTTGGCCGGCGTGCTCACGAGGCCTCCGCGTTCATCCGGGCGGCGGCGGCCGCCGCTGCGGCCTTTGCCCCCAGGAGCGTCGAGACCTTGAACGACCTGGTCGTCGCCTCGGGGATCGTCTCCGGCGTGTCGTCGATCCAGATGTCGACCTCCAGGCCGGCGGCCTGGGCCGCGGCCCGCTTCTGCTCGCCGGGGCCGCACAGGACCAGGGCAGACAGCCCGTCGAAGGAGTCGCCGAAGGCGTCCCGGACAGCGGCCCGGTTCTCGTCGGTGTCCTCGCGCCTCGTGATGCAGCAGACGCGGTTCCCGCGGGAGACCGCGTCGGCGATGAAGGACCGCCAGAGCCCAGGCGCCGCTGTGAACGTCTGGTCGAAGTCGATCGAGATCTGGAGCCCGCCGTCGGCGGCCACGGCCCGCGCAGCCTTCCAGGCCTCGATCGAGCGGAGCCCGAGGGACGACGAGGGGTAGGCGGCCCGGGTCACTGGCGACACGTCGTATAGGCCCGCGGCCTCGTGGATCGTCCGGATCGGGTTGCCCTTCTCGTCCGCCGTCCACTGCTCGCCGCCGGCACTGACGGAGAACGCGAACGAGCTGCCGTAGATAGTCTTCGAGCGGATCAGAACGGCCAGATCGCGGCCGAGCTGCGTCTCGGGGAGGTCCATCTCGTAGGCCAGGCCGCGCGAGTCCTTCTGGATCCGGAGCGTGCCGTTCGTGGTCCGCGACAGAACCTGGGAGTCGTCGTGGTTGAACAGGCCCACAACATCGACCGGGCCGCGCGGGTCGTTCTTGTGCCGGCCAAGGATCTTGTCGAACGCCGTCGAGGCGAACTTCTCGCGGAACCCGCCCAGGTCCACGGACAGGCTGTCCCACGGCGGGGCGATCCCGCGGATCACGACCGGGCCGTCCGCCCTGGCCTCGATGCCCAGGCCGTCGTCCCCGAGGTCCGCGAAGGAGAGGTAGCGTCGTTCGAGCATGGTCTAGCCTCCTGCCTGTGGCGGCTGTGCCTGGGACTGGGCCGCCGCCCCCAGCGTCGAGAACCCGAGCTGCACGTAGGTCTCGTCGGCCGCGGGATCGTCGAGGAGCGGCAGGTCTTCGAGGTCGCGGATCTCGTTCGGGCGGATCGCGCCCATCGACCACATGGCCTGGTAGAGCTGGGACCGGGCAGCCGTGTCGCCCCGGAGCAGGCCGCGGCCGTCGAGCTTCGCGTAGACCCCGTCGTAGGTCGACAGGATCGAGCGGTCGATCGCGCCCTCCAGCCGCCGCTGCCAGGGCAGCAGGCAGAACACTTGGGCGGTGAGGAACTCCTGCTCCACGTTCGACCATCGCGCCATCGCGGAGTCACCCACGAGGGTCGAGGGCACACCGAAGGCCCTGGCGATCTCGCCGACCAGGGCGTTGCGCAACTCTTGGAAGCCGGACGCCTCCTGGGAATCGCCCTGGAGCGTCTTCGCCTGGACCTTCTTCGGGAGGACCGCCGTCCGGCCGCGGTTCCGCGGGCCGCCGTACATCTCCCGCCACTGCTCGCGGAGCGTGTTCATCGCCTCGGCCGGTATCTGCTCCTGTGTCTCCAGGACGATGTCCGGCCGCGCGGCGTTGTCCCAGTAGGCCGAGGCCGCGGTGTCGAGTTTGCGGGCCAGGGCGATCGACGTGCCGCACAGCTCGGCAGGCACCATCCCGAGGTAGCCGTTATCAGACAGCCAGCGGACGTGAAGTATCTCGTCCTGGGAGAAGATCCGCGTCTCGTTGCCGTCGCCCATGTACGAGTACGAGAGCGACTTGTCGGCCAACCGGCTGACCGTCATCCGCGACGGAT